GCTCTTTCCACATCCAACTGATAAGTTTCATAACTTACTGTCTTACCAAGGTTAGGATTAGCCTTAACCCACATCTCAGGATTACCAACTTCATCGATGGAATCCAATTTATACCACCAGATAGACACATGAGGATTGATGTAATCACCCTTAAGAATGTCCATCAACTCCATTTTGATTGTGTCACCGCTTCCATTACGAACAGTACCCTCAGAGCTGATCGCTACAATAATGTAGTCATTAACTTTAGAAGCACCCTGTTCGATTGCGCCAATAACATCCTCTCGAATGTCGCCGGAAAGCCATTCATCCACTGTTGCAACTTTGATTTGCAAACCCTGAAGCTTGTTAATGCTCATGGGTCGGACTTCAAGCAAAGAACCGGTCAAGAAATTCTCAACACCTTTCTTTGTAGAAGCCAGCTTAGTACGATTGGCTTTAGCGCCAGTGGTATTTTGCAACGAGCCCTCTGTTAAGAATTGAAACAGAGGTCCTCGGGATCTTGTGATAGCAGTACGGAGAGGAGACATGACTTCCTCTGCCTGCTTCATGGTCGGAGCAGTCGTAATCTGGTGAGTAGTCGAAGTATCAACATTCAGAAAATAGCCCTGAAGCGTGGAAGCATACATTGACTTCGCTGCACCTCGGGCTACGATCAAATACTGTTTGTTGATAAGTCGTTTCTTCACCGTCTTCCGAACATAGTGACCGCCATGACCATCTGGGTTAGGTTGGAATACACTTCGTTCAACAAAGTAGTACCAACCAAAGATTTGTTCGCCCCACAACTTGAAAGTGTCAAGCAAACTAAGGTCTGAACCGTCGGTCAAGGTAAGCTCTGATTCGCAATAAGCGATCCATCCCTCAACAGCTTGATCGTCATAGTAAACGCCGGGGTTAGCGATAAGATCATCAATGCGGTTCATCTCCATCGAGATCTCTTTGTTCACCGGGATTTCCCCTCGAATTACGGCATCACGAAACATGCCGTAGTATTTAGGGACGGCAGTGTTAGATAATGCCATATCGAATTCTCCTTACTTCTTCTTGTTCGGGTTGGCAGCAATATACTGAGCAGCTTCTTTAATATCGAACTGCTTAGTCATAGCGGCCTTAACTCCATAAGCCAGAGCACCCGCTGCGGCAATAGTAAGAGTCTTCTTACCGGCTGCCGAAAGAATTTCAGAGACATACTTCTTACCCGGTGCGGTGTCTTCATCGACTAAGGATTTGTATTCTTTTTCGAGCTTCATTCGCTCTACTCGCTTCTTCAGATCAGCATCAGACATAGTTCGTCTTTTCTTCACATCAGCTTTACGAGTTTCTTTCTCCTTAGCATCGGGGCTGGATTCTCGCTTCTTTCCCAAAGCAGTACGACTACCATCTTTGTTCTGGTAACGACGAACACCCCACTTCTGGCCTTTGATGCCATGATGTTCAAGCATCTCTTCATGCTTCTCCATTTTGAAGTTCCTCCTCTCTTTAATCTGGGTCAACGACTACATTGATTCGCCACTCAAGTTCCTGAATCTGTCGATTGATTGCTTCAATAACAGCGGCACTCGAAGAATTAGAATCAAAAGTCTGCTTGACCTTGAGATAGACATATGTCCTCACCATTTCGAGACGAGGATCATCATACAGGAAGTCAGACCATTCTGCTCCAGCATCTTCGATACGGAAACCCTCTTCGGGACCGACACCGAGCTGCGTAAGAACAGAGAAAGCCGCGTTAATGTGCATAATGATGTCTACATCAAAGTGCTCATACTCTTCGGCAATTCCGAGCAGCTTCTTAATTGATGTCAGTATGCTTTCCATATCGATTCCTCCCTTACTGTTTTACAGCAATGTACTTCTTCATGCAGAAGCCTTCGATGCCAGCAACGGTACAGACTGCATACCACTCATCAGTAGAAGCTTCCGAATCAATCTTGACTTCATCGAGACAGGTCACGATAGCTACTACTTCGGAATCCTTGTTGGGCTCCTTACGAATGTTCAGTTTCAGACAATCAGTGATAACACCAATAATTTCCTCAACTGCTTCTTCGATTTCTTCGACCCTGGTGTCCTCAGCGATTTCAACAGAATCAACAAGAACGGGGTCTTCGCGATGTTTGTGAGACATTTGAAATACTCCTTTCATATTTTTCGCCAAGGGCAAGTGTCGTTGCGACTTCGCTGAATTGGCGCAATGATTAACAGACTCTCGTCCCCATAGTGAATTGCATTATGGGTATTAAGTCTTGTGCAGATTGCGTTCTCCGGGTCGAAGACGCAAGGATTTCGATGAAGGATGTCTTCATAGGTAATTGGATTTAGATGATGAATAAGTACCGAACCATAAATCTCAAATCCGGGGACACCTAAGTCACATCCGTTATCGCGAATAATAATATCGTCTCTGAAGCTTAACCACTCGTCGGAATGATAGAGCTCTTGGTTGAGCCAACGCTGAAAACCAAAAGTTTCTTTTCCGACAATACCGTCCAGCTTGAGATATCGAAAGCGTTCCTCGAATGTTGGTAGAGTGATAAGTTCTGAATAAGTTCTAAAACTCATCCTCATCTCCTCCGGCACCAGAATATCTACGAAATGCTGTAAGAGCTTTCTCATAAAGTTCTTTCGCTTCGCCATTCGAGTTGATACTTCTGGTTTTTGCATCCATTAGTTCTTTCTGCTTCTCAAGAATCTCTTTTTCAAGTTTCTCCTTGGTTGAGCCAAGCTTCAGATAATGTGTAATGACCTGAGAAGAAGCAGTTCCGTCTCTGAGCTGCTTTTCAGCACACTGGACCGCCAATGAAATCATCAGATTCTCTTGTGCTTCAAGTGTCATCGGTGGTCTTGATGTGGTTTGCTTTTCAGAAGAGCGAGAAGCTTTTGCTTTTGGCATATTCACTGCCTCCTCTCTTAAGAAATGGTACGGGTAACAGGACTTGAACCTGCACAGTATCGCTACCAATAAATTCTGAGTCTATTGCGTCTGCCAATTCCGCCATACCCGCATATTTTCACGGCACTTTCATATAAATGAGACTTCCTTTTATATGGGTTTTGGTACAGTATTTGAGTGAACTTACAGAGCCATTTTCACAATCATTCACCGAAAGGAGAAAAGAAACATGAAAGGAGGTTCACTCGTGAAAACATTAGCGACCCTGTAAGCTCGCTCAAATACTGCACCGCCAAAAAAGGTAAAGACCGCTCCCAAAAATCTCCCCCCGGAGAAATTTTTAAGACCGGCGCGATGAGGGAGGGGGTGTAGTTTTGGCAGACCCCCCTATACCCTTTAAGGCTGCATCACGGCAGTGCCGACAACCGTGATATTGTTGTAGTAATTTGAAAACACGAACAATTACATTTTTCAAATGAATTTCATTCAAAAGAAAAAGAAAGTGAGGACAGGATGGGTTAGGTCCTGTCCCCGACGAAGTTCTGTTAAGTTCTTCGTTTTACTTTCTTGTAAATGTTCGTGAAATCGTGCTTGACTATTTCGTCGATTGCTCTTTCGATTTCTTCATCGTTTTCTTGGTCAGAGAATTGATCGGAAGTTTTAGCAATTCGAGCTAAGTAAGCACAAGAATAGTAACCTTTATCGACATCAAACCTGAACCAATCGGAGAACTGTTCGAATGGATCGAAAGGATTGTCGAATGTGGTTAATGCAACAGAACCATTCATACTAGGTCACTCCTTTCAATTCAAGTAGTCGGACACAGTGCTTGTAGAAACACCAAGAGCCTCAGCAATTTCAGATGTGCTATAGCCAGAAGCATTCATAGATGCAATCTTAGCTTGCTTAGCCTGACTGAGTGATGTTGTTGCACGGGGAGTAGCACGCTGTCTAAGGCTGTCTATGTCCACATTGTCGATGATCTGGGTAAGCTTATTCTCACTGATAGCGCCAGCCTGAATAGCTTCCCATTCACGGTCTGTTATTTTGATGGTCTCTCTTTTTGCACCAACCGCAGCACGAGCTTGAGTGAGTGCCTGTTGACTGGCCTTCTTTATTTCACCATTGGTCATGCCTGGTTTGTCCTGCTTTTTAGCAGCCACTACAGCATTGGCCATGGTTTGAGCCTGTCTTTCGCGGGGGGCATTCTTAAGAGCCACATTGAGCTTAGCATTTAGGGAGTCCACCTCAGCCTGATAGGTCTCTTTGGCAGAGGCTGAATACGGAACCTTACCGGTAGCTAATATTTCGAGGCGGGCTTGATTTCCAAGGGCCTTCATTTTATTAGCATAGGTAGCATAAGCTCTTTCAACTGGGGTGTCAGCTTCGGAAACAAGGGTAAAGGCATCCTTAGTTTCAGCCATTTTTGTAGAGGGCTGGGTACGAACTTTGGTTTTACCCGTACGCCTATCTGTGTAAATAGGGTCATCTACATTTTTCCAAATCTGTTCACCAGTTTCTTCATCAATACGGGGGCTTCCTTGGCGCTTTACCACCGATACCTCTGATTTAGCACGGGATATTAAAGTGGATGCGCCCTCATGATAGCTTCCATCCTCATCAACAGTACCTTGATACTTCTTTTTCAGTGAGGCAATACCATTGTCGATTTCACTCTGCTTATAATCAAGCTTGTGTTTTTCAGCATCGATAACGACCATACTGTGACGAACTGCTCTTGCAAGTTCATCTTGAGTAGCACCTTTTAAGGTCATGTCCGTGATAAGGTTGGAAACAACACCCATTTCTTTCTGAGTGTTTCTCATGAGTTTGAAAGAGCCCTCAGGTTTACCGCCATATTCCAGTTTAGGATCAAATCCCTCAAGACCTTTAAGAGGCGGAGTAGAAGTAATCTTTACTTTACTCTTACTGGAATTGCACGGAATAACCATAACTGTATCGCCGTCGAAGTCTGCACCTGACAGACGCTCTGCAACTTTACTGTTGATACCGATAGCATCTTTAGGAGTGTTACCCAATACTCTTCGAGCCTCAGCCTGTTTGTTATTAACAGTCAGAATAGGAATCTCAAAAGTACCGCCATGAGGATAACGAACCAAGGCTACAGTTTCACCATTCTTATAGTTAGGCGCATATACCTCTGTATCTTTCATTGAAGTAATAGGAAGAATAACCTGATACTTCTGACGAGGTAATGCAGCAGCCTGAAGATGTACAGCAGCGGAATCGCAGTCATCTGCAAAAGACTTCAAAAGCGACTTCTTAACAGTTGGGTTAGTCAGAGCACAAATCTCATCAAATTCAGCCATCTTATCAGAAGCAGCCAAATTAAGCTGTTTATTGACCAACGACAAGCTCTGCTTAGATAGGAACTGGGAAGGGAGTTTATCAGCCCATTCACCCCAATCGCCTTCTTCAGCACGCTTATTGATGAGGGAAAGCTGTCGTTCGCCATTCGCATCGATGTAATAGCTCTGACCGCCGGCTTTGATAAGGGAACCAAAAGGATTGTCAGGATCATCTTTGATCTTCTTCATGACATCCTCTGGAGGAGTGCCCTTTTTCTTGTTGGTGTTAAATCGAACATCAACACCCGGAGGAAGATCATCAGAGTAAACCGCCATTCCTTTTAAGTATCTGTTTCCGTCTACCAGAATACGAACCTGAGCATAATGGGAATCGCCAAGAGAAAGGTCATCCACACCACGGCGAATTTCAATTACGCCATCTTTGTGAATTCCGCCATCTTCTGCATAACAAATTTGCATACGCTTAGAATCCATACTCTTTGGATAAACGAATTTGTCGAATGTCTCACCACCATCATGGGAAACATAATCCCTTACAGAATGAACATTTTCGAAATTATAAATCTCTTTATGTTCAGTTCCGGGAGGGCAAAGGACTTTAATGTTTGTCTGTTTACCAGGATTAGTTACTTGGGGAACACCGCCACCATAAATCGGATAGCCTTCCATTTCCAAAATATAAAGAGCCTGGTTCATCTTCTCCTTAGAAATACCAAGCTCTCTTTCGACACCTGTACCGACATCAATCATGCCTTTTTCTGCAACTTGCTGTTTAAGAAAATCAGCAGTTGTTTTAGCCTGATTCATACGAGCTTCAGAACTCTCATTTAAGAGAGAGCGAACCGAAGAATCATTAGCAAAACCCATTTTGTCAGCGATTTCATTCAAGCTATAGCCCTTTTCTCTAAGAGCTTTAGCAGTAGCCACATCTTGGGATCTGCGTTCATCCTTAGCCAGACTCATTTGAGTTCTGAACTGAGTTGTACTCAAACCCATAGACTTAGCAATAGCGACTTCACCCGTATAAGTTTTTCCATCCTTATCAGTAAAAGTGAAGTTATTACGCTTCATCTCTTCGACTCTGGACAGAAAGTCGCCGCTATGCTGATAAGGGTTATCACCCGAACCCCACGGATAACGACCGGAACGACGCGGCATTCCATAATGCATTAGCATTTCTTCCACAATGGGATTCATGGTTTAACCCTCCTGTTCTTTTACTTTTCTGATAACTCTGTCGAAGGTAATAATCTTATCCATAATCGGAACGATATCTTCGGCAGTCGGTGTATGATACAGAATTTCGTTATTTTGATACAAACGAAGTTCCATATCAATATTTGCTGGTTTCACTTTGTATTCCAAACAAAAAAGAGCAACATATATTTCAAGCTGCTCCATATGCGCCGGGACGACGCCAGTTTTAAGATCGTGAATACGAAGTGTGTTATTGCGAAACACAATAGTGTCTGCGGTGCCAAAACAATTCTCGGAATAGAAAAGAATCTGTTCCGGAACCATTCGGAAACTGATTGCATCATTGACATACATGTTCAATGTCTTCTGTGATTTAGGAAGTTTTTGCCCTAATCGAATACACTGACATGCAAAATCATGAAGTACAGTTCCGCGCTGTGTAGCCAAGAATTTGGAATAAGACTCGGCCACTTTGGTTTCATCGTAATTGATCCAATGGTATTTGCTGGCACCAAGAAAGGCGTGTTGCCCTTCAAGATTTGAATGATTGTTGAAGATCATGCAGCACTTCCTCCTTGTTTTCTGGACAAATGAATCTGGAAAAAGACATCTCGTTCATCTTACCTACATAGTATTCTTGGTTGGGTTGCTTTTTTGCGCCAGCACTTTGCTTGCATTCCAGAGTTGCCCATTTGTTCTTATACAAGATAAGCAGATCAGGAATACCCTGCAAATATCCCGAATCGCTTTTCATCACAATACAACCGGGAAAGAGTTTTTTAAGCTCTTTAATGAGATTTGCCTGAAATCTACTTTCGAGCATACCAAATGAGCCTCCTTTCAATGCAATTTGGTCAAAACCGAAGAGAGAATGTCTATTAAAAATAGCCTTTTTACTCCTCTCTTCATAAAAGGGGATGTAAAATTCGCGCGGCACAAAAGGCAATAAAAAAGACCGAGACACCATTTTTAGCATCTCGGTCGATTCTATTTGTGTTATTGGATTAACTGTTGTTTCTGAGATATCTAATCAATATCCAGATCAGCCATAAACCTCCGGTGCAAAGCACCAATATGAAGTCAAGCAGTAGTCCGCCGAAACCACGCTTTTTAGTTTTGTTCCTGCTCATTGCAAGTTACCTCTTCTTTCTCTTTCTTTTTGAATACAGGAATCTTTTGAATTCCTCGCTTAGCAGTATCAACTGCATCAGTCATTGCTTGTTTTGTCTTTTCCTTTCGCTCAGCCTGTTTAATGAGTTTGGCTTCCTGCACTTCCGCTTTATGTTTTTCCGAAAGCTCGTAAAGACGCTGACTCTCGTCAATAACTTCTTGAGTAACATACTTCACTAAAATGCTTGTGCCTCTCTCAACTTTCTGCTTCGCCTTAGGATGTGACTTTATTACTTGAGTGTCAAAACAAGTTCGATACTTTATGTCGGCATCAGAAATAGCAGCTTTAACAAGAGTTGCTTTCAAACCACAACTCTCAAGTATCGCTACAGCCTGTTCAATGGTCAGAGGATATTCTTTAGAATATAACTCCGGAACAGCAATGAGCTTCTTCCTTTCCTCAATCGATTTATCTGCATAATCTCGAACAGCGTCAATCGCAGGTTTGACTAAGGGCAATACAGACGCAGCCATAGTTATACCAGCAGCTATTCCGCTGACATTCTTGTTAGAACTTTTCTTCTCGCTCATACTCATATCCCTTTCCGAGGGCATTAAAAAAGTGCGCCCCCACAACGAGAGACGCACCGAAAAAGTGCCACCCTCATTGTTGCCACACAATCTCAATCAAGTCACAAAGGACAAATGAGTAAAGAGAGAAAACACTTTTTACCAAAGTAGTCTTCCCTTGCGAACTTGAAAAATATTAGATTGTGTGGCGAATACATTATAGCACATTTCACGAAGAAAGAAAAGGACTATTTGCAAATATTCTCTTGACAAACGACCGATTTTATGCTATAGAAATTCGCTCGTGGCCAAAAGCCCACTTTACTTGCCTTATTTATATAAATATTAAAATTTTTTATTGTGATTAAA